TCGATGGGTCAAAGTCAGCAACAGGTGTATACTTTGTGCCGCCAGCCTTAGACTTAGTGGCTATCAAACGTTGCTTACGATTGCCGCCTTCTTTCTTAATCGATGCATGAACCCAGCCAGAATTCTTATCACCAGCAGCATAGAACTCAAGGATAACCTGGTCAAACTCTAGGTTATCAGCAACCCAGTCAGCAACCTTCTTGTTGTCTACACCCTTGACTTCGAAGTCAATTGCTTGACCGTTAACGTGTTGAGAAGTCTTCGAACCACCTACTGCCTTGTTGACAAGCGGCGCGCGGTAAGAGGAGTTGATTGTTACTGGACCAAACTTCGCTCTTACTGGCTCAAGAATCTTCTCGCAACAGTAACGCATGTTTTCAATATGCTCGGCTGTTGGTGTGTTAGGGATGCCTAGGCGTTTGGCAGTAGGCGATACTGTCATTTCTGACAATGCAAAATGTTCTGTTAGTTGTGTCATTAGAATGGTCCGTGGTCTTCGTCTGAATCTTTATACTTATCAATTGCTGCCATCAGTTTAATTTCTGTGTCAGCTTCAATTGATTCCGCTTGGGCATTAGTAACATGCGCCTCTGCTAGTGCTTTGTGGTCAGTCTTACCTAGCTCTTGAACTTTGACGTTAGGGTCAAATTCAGAAGTCTTCATGCCCATCATCGTAGCAAAAGCACCGACAAAAGCACCGACAATGGTAGAGAATGCGGGTCCAATGATCTTAAAGATTTCGTTGTTGTCAACCACCTCGTTAGGAACGAACAGACCGATCATCATGGTCACAACAACAGACATCATAATGATGCCAAGAATAGCCGCGGCCATCTTCATGATGGTAAGTTGGATCTTACCCTTCTCGATTTCTAGTTCTTGGAGGGTATCAATTTCTTTACCCACCGAGAAAAAATTTAACAAACTCATTGTGCATTCCTTCTTATAATTTTCTTCTTATTTTTATAATTCTTTTGGGCTTTCTTAGAGACGCCTGGTTCTGCCTGATTTGGAATATTTGGATTGTTGATACCAATACCAGCTACGGCGCCACCTGCAACACCCATCTCTGTCACAAACTGTTTAAATGATAGCGTCTTATTCTCCAGCTCTTCTGCTAGAGCAATAACTTCTGGGTCTTCATGTGCCATGTAGAATAGTTCCTCTAAAATATCGTCATCATATTCTACACCTTCTTTTACCAATGCAACCGCAGCGGCAAAAGAAAGAAAGTTCTTACTTTCTACTGGCACCATATGAATAATTCTTTTCAATCTAAAAACTAAACGATGGAGATAAGTATATGCTTCTCTCTCAACATCTGTATTTAGTTTTGAAATTGGTGTGATTTCTTTACCCTTCTTGTCGATAATGCCTAAGCGGTATGCGTCCGTTCTTTCAAACGGAGTAGTGAGCATCCATAAGACGCGCAGTGCAATAGCATTATCGATCAACTTAGCCATCAATATTCCTTAAAGTTCTCGCTATGTTTAAATCTAAAGGTATTTCTGGTATATCATCTACAGTCATTCTATTTAGATAAACTAGAAATGTTTTCAGGTATGACCAATACTTATTTTCTAATTTATATAAAAGCATCAAAGTGGTTTCATTACCAAATACGTTATACAAAACTATTAAGTGATTGAGTATCAATCTTTCACTTAATACATCTGTTGTTACATATCTACGAAATAATCGTTTGATATACTTAAATCGTTTTAAATCTTCTTCAAGGTCAGACATACCAAGGCAACCTCGATTGTCATAACTCTTAATAGCAAAGATCAAAAAATTGTCATCATTTAGTTCAAGCATATTATGTTACTGTCGCCGTTCCCCCAATGAAATACCACAGTGTTCCTTGGAACATTAAAGTAGCGGTATCTCCTGCGCCATTAAAGACAATGCTAGAATGGCCAATATTATTCGTAATTGATAATGTGCGACTACCCGAATTTGATACCATGATAATCGTCTTAATCTGACCTTGAATACCGTCAGCAATTGTTAGTTCACCATTTGCATCGGGTGATGTAATCTTTGTTACCGAAGATGTGATTGAAATGGCACCCCTAGACGATAAAGTCTGTGGAGTGCCACCCAATACTAATTTCTCTTCTAAAACTACGGGAACAGGAATGCCCCCGAACAGATTAGCAATAGTAATCTTATGATCATATGGACTTGTATTTGGTTTCACTAGATAAAGCACATCAGCCGAATTCGCTTCGGTTGCTGGATTCATCGCGGTTACTTTACTGTCTGCCATTAGTTATTAATCCTCTGGGAACTCAATGTCATCAGCAGCATCACTGGAGATGCCGTTCTTTGAAAGTGCAACCAGAACTTCATACTGGATACGACCAGCGTGTGCACCAGTTAGAACCTTACGCTTGACCCAACCAGTGTGTGCAACAGCACCAGATTCAGCATTGTCAACACCTTGGTTCACACCGAGTGCTGCACGAGCAGTAGCAGTTGTCGCTGTCATAAGATCGAAATACTGAGCATTGTTTCCAGTGCCTGTTAGATTAAGTCGACCAGTCGATATGAATGTCTGCGAGTTGTTACCTGTGCCACTAATGTCGATAGCAGCGCCACCCGAAGTCAATGCTAGTTGGAAAGTATCGGTAGTCTTATTGACAACAAAGTAATCAGTGCCCGAAGTAAGACCAGTGATTGTAGTACCACCTTGGTTGTTGTAGTTAAGTTCTGCACCATTAACTAGTCCGTGAGCAGTTGAAGTGAAAACATTAGTAGTTGTGTTAACACCAGTAGTAGCAATTGTCATATTAGCAACAGCATTCGCACCACGAGCGGCAGTGTTATACAGGATGAAAGCACTTGAATTTACTTGTCCTGGATAGTAAGATGTTCCGTTTGTCAGACCAGCAAGTTCAGTACCACCATTATGATAATACTTGATTTCTTCGCCAGCAGTTAATCCGTGATTGGCATAAGTGATGGCTTCTGTTGTAGTATTAACGCCAGTTGTAGGAATAGTTCTGCGTGGAACTGAAAGATTTACAGTAGGAGCAGTTTCATATGAAGAACCGTTATTTGTTACAGCGATTGCAGTAACAGAACCAGCAGCAATAGTTGCAGTTGCAGCAGCAGAAGAACCACCACCACCAGAGAATCCTACGGCAGGAACTTCGAGGTAACGTGTGCCACCTTGGATCAAAGAAACAGCCGAAACATATCCACCTGCTTGGTCGCCGTGAATTTCAGTGCTTCTTACACCAAAAACTTGTGTCGATTCAAAGTCAGTTGATCCAACAGAGGCAACGAAAGTTGGTTTTTCGTGGGCTCTATATGTTTGACCAGAGAATGTAGTCAGAGTTGTTCCTGGATTTGCATTGATAACAGTCGCCACTGTTTCACTAGCAACGGCGATTACAATCATTTCCTGAGTACCAACACGAACGATATCATTAACAAGAAGAAGATCCGTCACGAACAAGGTGTCTGTACCTGTTAGAGTTCCGCGACCGTAATCTAGACTTAGTGTGAAAGTGTGTGAAGCACCTGAACCATCTGTCGAGGCGATTACTGTTGGATTATTGTGAAGTGCGTCTGCTTCTGAAGCAGCGACCATGAAAGTATTTGTAGTAACATTAGTTACGTAGTATGTGCTGCCAGATGTCAGACCTACAACAGAGGTTCCTCCACCGTTTGCATATGCAACAGGATCACCCAGTTGGAATGGATGTGCGGCAGAAGTATATACTCCAGCGGCATGCCCTGTTGCACCATTGAATGTGATAGCAGGTGCAGTAAGAGTTACTGTACCTGACACTGATTTATTATCTGCTTTACCCCATGCGGACATTAGTTGTCTCCCTTTTTATATTCTTGATCTACAAAGTTAAAAAATTGTTTGCGTTTTTCTTCATCAAGTTCCGAGGGAGACTTGATACCATACTGTGTAAGTGCTGCATCAAATGTGGTCTTATAAGACTCATTCATCTGTGTGATGGCAGCGATATCAGCCAGTGCTTCGCCGCGACGAGATTCTTTTGCAAGAAGTTTGCGCCCAGCACGAATGCGGCCATTTATACGGTTTCCATATTTTTTCATACTATTCGGGTCATTAACATTTGCAACGACTTCACCCGGTTTAGTCTTTGCCTTATCCATATAAGATTGGAGTTTACCCTTTGAAAGTTCATCGATTGTTTCTACTTCTTCTTTCATACCAGCATTCAGTTTTTTGGCATGAGCATTTGCAGCCTTGTGCTGGTCAGGAGATGTTTGCTTTGATTGGGTGTCTCCATAAGGAAACGACTTGACCACCTTTGATGTCATCAATGCCTGTCCCATCGCATCTTTTTTCCCAGTGGGAATTTTTTCGTTGACATGATGTGCATTATTAGCGGTGTGAACAAAATATGTTGCTTCATCAAGTTCGACTTCCTCAGTGCGAGAATTTTTCAAGTCTGCGGCACTAGGTGCACCCTCTGAACCTGGCTTGCGCATACGCTCACCTGACCCAGCTTTAATTCTCTTACGCTTGGCATGAATGTTATCCCATAGACCGCGCTTCTCTTCAAGTTCGACATCTTCTGGCAAACCTTTTTTACGGCGCATTGCAGCGGTGAAGTGGTCAGGTGTTCCTGTATCTGGATCCATTTTTAGATTGGCACCTGCCTTCATTGCTTTCTTAGCAAGATGTTGGGCTACATTCTTTATTGGGTTACCATACTCGTCTTTGCGCTCACCGGCTTTTTTATATGGACCTTTGAATGGCATTTTTTCTTCGTTCATCTCGCCTTGCATGTAGTTGCTTGCGGTTGAGATATAATCTTCTGCCAACGTAATCTTAGACTGCACCCACTCAGGAATGTTGGTGTCATCGGAAAGCATATCATGCATACGTTGCGAGTTGGCAATGATTGACTTCAGTTGACCCATTGCCATGTCACCTTCGTAGTCATACTCTGTCTTTTCTTTTGCTTCAGTAGCATAAGTCTTAGCACCTACTCTAGCCTTATTAAAGATAGAATCATCGCCCAGAACAATGAACATCATGGAATTTAAGAAGTTTGCCATGACATCGCGCTCGGCGCCTTGAAGTGGATAACCACCTTGTATCTTAGTAATAGCTTTGCGCAACAGAGGAATAGTATTCGATGGCATTAGTCCAGCACGGACTAGTTGCTGCAAACGCATATCCAAATCTACTGACTCTGCCATCACAGTGTCTTTAATTGTTTGTTCGAGTGACATTAGTATCTCCTTATCCTCTATATTTATCACTTAGAGGATGCACGGATCATCCAACCGTGTTTAGCATGAACGTCCAATCTCTCTTCGATTAAGTTCAATAAGCCCCTATTATTTTCCGCGTCTGCTAATTTATGGGCTGAATTTAAAGCCTCAATAACAGATGCGTTTGCGACATTAAGATCAGCTAACATACCAGATACATCTACACCATAGATATTAGATTCTTTGATAGTGGTAATCGAAGCCAACTCGGTCATATTATATGGAGCATATTCATCCAATGCTCTAATCTCTTCTGCAATGGTATCTACAGCCGCAAATAGTTCTTGATAGATATCAGAAAAGAAATCATGAAACTGTGAGAAGTCTTTACCTTCTACATTCCAGTGAAAGCCATGCGCCTTAAAATACATAGCGTATGTATTTGCCATTACAATTTTAAGGGAAGTATTCAACTCATCCATATTATCTCTTCTTTGTTCTTGCGTTAGTCACGCGGCTCTGGTCACGCTTTCTTTCGCTTTGTTGTAGGCGGATTGAAAGTCTTGATACCATAGGTGCCATACGCTTTACTTGTGCTTCGATACGTGCCTTTTCAGAGGCTGATACAGAAGATGGGTCGCGGTTACGTAGAATGCGCTTGTAAACCATTCTACGAGCGGCACGAATTGAGCGGCCCTTAATTACATCTGGCGTAGCAATACGCTTTAGCGCCATATTCTTTGCAAGATTACGGCGAGTCTTGTTGCGCATTGCAGCAAATCTTTTCTTTAGACGACCCTGAGGAGTGATGGCTTCATCTAGTTCGCCTTCATTCTCATCTTCGTCTTCGTCTTCGTCTTCTAAATCTTCGGCATCATAGTATTTACTTAGGTCTTGCCATGAAGAAGATTCAATTTCATTGGTGACATCAGCCTCAATTACAGCCAAGTCTGCCTCGGTGTATTGGTTTGCCTCGTTGTCGGCGTTCATGTCCTCTAAACCAGGTAGAGGTGATAGTTGATACGGCGAAGGATAATTTGCAGGCGAGATATTGTCTGTGCAAGGTCCCATTGTCTGACCCATTGTCTCTTCTGAGATAGCTCTCATGAAGTCAGCATGTGACTTGTGCGCTCTCTTCACTAGGCTTTCTTTTTCGATTGAAGACTTCAATGAGTGATAGCGGTCATTGAACTTCTCTACATGATTAGGTGCTACGTGGTGTTCTGCACCGTCATAGAACTTAACCTTGGAGCCAATGGAAGTGGCTTTACGAAGTTGCATAACAAGATGCTTAGGTTCTTCTGCTCTCTGGACTGCCTTTTTCTTTGCAATATCTTTCTTGGCCTTCGCGATTTTTTTCGGGTCGGCAAGTGTCTTTCGTAGTTTGGCAGCAAATTCAGAACGCTTCTTGGCACCTAGGGCCGAGATTTCGTCGAGTTGTTGTTCTTGGATAGCATCACCAGAAAATGGATTCATTGCTGGAATCTTATCAGCCGCTAGACCTTCTTGTCCCGGTGTCATAGCTGCCCACTTCTTGCGAAGTTCTGGGCTACCCCATTCGTCTTCTTTACCAAGTTCTTCTTTGACAGTGCTGTTGTTTAAACGTTTTGCCATGCCAGCACGAATTCGCGAGAGAGACCCAACACTGCTCTGTGGTGTTCTTGGTTTTTCAGCAGCAGGATGCATCGTAGGTTTAGCAATCGGCGGACGTTTTGGTGGCGTTTTCGGCGTATAACCATTACTAACGCTGTGTGCATTTTGGTCAATACCATACTCGTTTATCTGTTCGATTTCTTCGTTACAATTCCAGCGGCGTAGTGACATAGCCTTACGAGTTGGGCGTCCCTTCTCGTCCTTCATTGGACCTTTCATGCCACCCATGCGGGCGCAGAATGACTTGCGGCGACCAGCAGCTTCACCTTTTGGATCCAGTTTGCTAGGAGGTGTAGTAACAGCCGTCTTGATGCCCATGGCCTTGGCACCCTTGCGAGTTAGACCAGCCCCATCTTCTGTTGCGCGGTAGTGACCCTTAGAGTCTTCGCCGCGCCCCTCTTCTATCTTGTTTGATACTTCAGTGGTCTTTGCATTCAATGGCTTCTTAGCTTCTTCGCCGTTTGCTGCCTTGTATGCTTTGTCCATATCTTCGTCGCTATCGCTCTCTTGTGGCTTTAGACCAGGATTTGAATGATAGCCATAATCGCCTTCTTTAGGAAAACCTTCTCTTGGATAATTATCAGCGGCTTCTTTGACATTACGACCCATGCCGCTCGAATAGGTATTCAATTCATACGGGTGTGTGCCACCCTTATTGAATACTTGGACATGTACCATGTGCTTCTTGCCACTAGTGTGAGTGGCTGGCATACTTACGGAAGTGGTATTACCTTCGCTTGGCTTCTTTGAACCAACACCAACGTGCTGAAATCTATCATCGTCACTTACATTAAGACCAGACTTTTGGTGGTGTGATAGTGCGTGATTGATTGCATCGGTATATGATTTGTGATACAATGTATATGCAGAACCACGAGCCTCTTTCAGTCGCGCCTTTGCTTTCTCAATAATATTAGCCATTAAAAGTATCTCCAGAAGCTAAACGTTTGCTATATTTATAACAATTACTTCTTCGATTTCTCGGAGTTGATACGATCAACCTCAGTTTTGTTATCTGCAATCCACTTCTGTAGAGCAATCAATTGCTGGGCGTTTTGCTGGCATCTGGAGTAGTTTGTGATGATTCCGACGAGGGCCGTAGTGTCTGTAATTCCTGAGGAGGACGCATCAGAAGCTCGGGTGGGGTCGGCATCACTGGCAGTGGCACTAGAGTCGTGCGTGAACACCCAGCCGTTAGACATAACAGACTGGCTAGGAACAATGTTTTTAGCGGTATCAATGTAAACATATTCTTTCTCTCTAATTGTGTTTGTTCTATCAACATATTCAGTAACTACATTGTTACTTATTTCAGCATTCTTTTTCTCAAGTTCGGCAACTTGTGTGCTTGCCTTAGCAGAAAATCTTTGTAGTTCTGCTTCGGCGTAGGCAGAGCCCTTCATATATCCATAAAAGAAAACGCCAATAATTAGTGCTGCACCTGCTAATAATTTATATGGGAGAGGGATCATACCAAACATATTTAATTCCTTATTCTTCTTCTGTCTTCTTAGTTGGTTTCTTAGGTGCAAACTTTTCTACACCCGTAATACCAAGAGTACCGATAACAATATACATTACACCGTTAAAGATAAACTCTTCAATGGTGAAGTCCCAGAATAGATTGGCGATGTAACCGATGGCAATGAGCAAAGTAGATACAACTGCGACCCAACGTTTAGTTGAAGGATTGCCACCGTCTGACATCATGTCTTTGATGTATGTTAGTAGTCCACCCATCTTAGAGTCCTAGAAAGTTCTTGAAGGACAAGGCTTCATGAAGGCCCATACCACGACGGACATCTTTATAGAGTTCGCTCTTATGCTTTGTGGACATGGCACTAGGTGCCATCTTATGAAATTCTTTTTCGTTACCAGCGGCGGCATGTTGGCGCATCTTGGTTCCAGATGCACCCGCTACACCAGTATCAGCATCCGAACGCTCTTTACCAACAGTATGAATGGTAATCTTCTTGAAGTTGTAATAACCGTGACGTCCTTCTTTGCCATTATACTTATGCGCAAGGGCATGAAACTCATGGGCCCTATCCGAACCAACGTGTAAGTGTAAGTGAGTAACACCTTCGCTATGAAGTCTTGACATCTGGTGTAGGAGAGTGGGATGTTCTTTATCTAGAAGACGAACGTTAGCACCAGGAAATGCTCTCTTAGCATGTTTCAACTTCTGTTCAGGCGTCAAAGGATTCTTCTTAGAATCATGTGTACCAGTAAGAACGATGGTGTGTCCGTGGGTACCAGCCGTGTTACGAACTTGGTTTACAACAGCTTCATGACCCACCGTGATTGGGTTCATTCTACCTTGCGTGATATGATGATGAACGTCGGCCATTATTTACCCTTGCTTGCTCTTAGAATTGCACTACGCTCTCGGTTAGCTTTCGAGAAGCCTTCGCGGTCAACAACTTTAAGGCCATGAGCGACATAACCTTCGCCGCCAGCGGCTGCACCATTAATATGTGTCGAGAACCCACCACCACCGGCACGATCTAATCCTCTAGCAAGATGATTTGTCGCTTGTTGTAGATGATGGTGAATTTGAAACGATTTTTGGAAGTGCTTCTTGTTGGCATCTACTTGAGATAGATGAGTATTCATAGTAGCAGTCTTGCGCTCTTTAGCAGCCGGAGTCTTGACGGCATCTATCAGTTTCTGGTGTGCAGTCTGCAAATGTTTTCTATACCCTTCAACAGAAGGTTTTTCACCGCTTGTAACAGTTCTATTGATATATGTTCTTAGGTGTATTTCGTGACCAGGCAGATGCTGATACGAGTGACTTTTCATCAACTTTTCTGCCGCACTCAGATGCTCTTCTGCTTGAGACTTAACTGTAGAAGGAAGTTTACGCTCTTTGTCTGATACAAGATGTTGTACCATGTGAACATCAGGATGTGATTGAAAGTGCGACATGTCCGTGATAGGATGCGCGGTTCTTTCTGGCCCCTTTAGCTCCGTATGTATAGTAACACTAACCTTGGATTTCTTTAGCTTCTTTGCTTCTTCGCTACCAGCATCTGCACGATATTCAATCGTATTTGGAGTATGCGAGATGTGTGAGGTGTATTCTGATCTTCCAGAAGGTTCGCTCATATATCCGCCTTGATATTCACCCGGCTTTTTCGGAAGAACTTTGCCTAGATGGGCATGAAGTGCTTTCAGAGGGCCGACAAGATATGGTTTATGACCATGTTGCTTTTCAATATCTGCGGCAGAATAGTTATAGTGAGAACCAGCGCCCTTATACTTGACACCAATCTTACCCTCTGGTGTTCGAATTACATGGAAAGACATTCTATCATCTATCTTACGAGTAGATGGTGTTTTCCCACGTGCAACACCACGCAGAGTTTCCAATGCGTGGTGTGCAGCGTCTTGACTATCAAATGATCTATCAGAAGGATGCTCTATATGAGCAATACCACCAGTGTGGGTCGCCTCAGTGATAAATTGTGTAAAGGATAACATAGGAGTTCCATCTATATAATGTTCCCTATATTTATAATACTTTCGAATCACACTCTCTCTTTTCTATCTACTATTATATAGTAGCAGATTCTGAGGAAATGTCAAGCGGTATTTTTATGCCAGTATAGCACTCAATTCTTCGGTAACATCCACTGCGGTAAGATCGATAGGAGGAAAATCGATTGCGCCATTTAGATTGGCTTGGAATGTTTCAGAATTTGTAGGGGCTTCTGCAAAATAAATTTCAAATCCAGCTACAGTTTCACGAACAAATGAATCGCCGCCCTCAAACATGTGAGAAACTTTATCAAGCTCTTCATTGATCATGCCAAAAGTAGGTTCGCCAGTAAAATACTTGACGATATATTCTTTTGCACCCACTGTCTTCCATAATGGAAGGTCTGAACTACCAACATTTGTCCACACAAATGAAGATACTACAAGTTTAAGATTCAATTCGTCCATATTATTTCCTAAAAACTGGTGCGCCGTGCAGGACTCGAACCTGCTGCCTCAAGATTAGAAGTCTCGCGCTCTATCCAGATGAGCTAACGGCGCATAACTATTGTATACTACATTTATAACGGTTTGTCAAGTTAAAACTCAAACTTTGAAAAATCTCTCCGCTTACCAATGGTAGTATTTTCGAACACTGGAACATCATCTTGACCAGAGTCCATGATACCAGCTTGTGCATCATCTTCTAAGTCATATAGTTTCATCTTACCGCGGTCGATACCAACCATAAAGCGTTTGTTCATGCCGGGGTCGTTGTAACGGTTCTTCAATTGCTTTACCATCAACTGACCCATCTTGTCAAGTTCTTCTGTTGCGATAAGAGCAAACATCAAGTCGGCCGTTGCAGGCAGACCAAATGATTCCGATGTATCAGTCAGTTCAACATCCGAGTTAGCATAACCACTACGGGTTGTCTGAGTGGCAGAGACAATTGGTAAATCAAACTCTACTGCCAGACCACGAAGTTCTTCGGCAATACCCTTGATGACTGTGTAGGAGTTGGCACCAGAAGATGCTTTGTATCTACTTGAGGCACAGATATTCAGATAGTCAATAAAGATAACATCTGGCTTGAAGTTTCGTTTCAACTGGAGTTCGTTCAACAAAGCCTTGAAATGGCCAACATGGGCGCTGGCTGTTGGATATTCTTTGACAATTAAACGACCTTCTGTCTTCGAACGAATCTTGGCAATACGCTGGTCAAACATAGACTTAGAAAGGTCTTTGAGTTCTTGAATGTTCACGTTCATCAAGTTGGCGTCAATACGTTCTGCGATACGTTCTTCTGCCATTTCGAGGGTGATATACAAAACGTTCTTGTTCTGACCCAAGGCGCCAGCAGCCATGTGACACATGAACAGAGACTTACCAACACCAGTACCAGCAAGAGCAATGTTCAATGTCTTATTTGGTAGACCACCATTGGTAATCTTGTTGAACATCTCGAGGTCAAACGGCAACTTAGTTTCTGCCCGGTGATAGAAATCAAAACGGTCTTCGGCGTTATCAATGTAGTCATGTCCTACGTTGTTATCAAACCCAACTGCCAATGCATCTTGGAGAATGGAAGGAATACCATCTTGCGAATGTACCTTGTCTTCGCCATCAATGATTTGAATTGATTGCATAATGGCATTATACACGGCTCGGTCTTTACAGAACTTTTCCGTCTGGTCTAGAAGCCACTTCTCATTGGCATCCACATCATCATCAAGTGCGGTTAGAGTTTCTGTAACGTGCTGATACTCTTTCTCATTTACCTTGCGGTCATTTTGTAGAGCAATGTTTATGGCATCGATGGTAGGAAGAGAATTATATTTGGTAACAAATTCGTTGATGTAACGATAGATTAACTTCTCGGCGTTGTCTGTAAAATATTCATCTTTAATGAATGGGATTACCTTACGCAGGTAATCCTCATCCGAAATCAACTTACTTAGGATAATAGTTTCAATTTTCTTCTGCAACATTCACATCCTCTAGTTCAAAATATTCTTCATAATCATTAGCAATCTTCATACAACAATCTTCACATACCCACTTCTCAAAAGTTAGGCCATGTTCTGAACCATGAAGACAGATTGCAGCATCTTTCTTAGGATTGATGCCGCAACCACATTGGTCACAGATTTTCGTATTCTTCTGAAATATCTTCGTCAGGAATGTCCACATTTTCACCCTCCATCATTTGTCCACCTGCCATGCGGTATCT